AGTGTTGGTTGGGGTATTGGTTGTTCGTTACTTCCCCATACATCTATAGGTTTTAACGTTATCCTATGTGCTGAACATGAGCATAGTATGATGCAACAAATTAATATTGTGTATTTCATCTTCTTAAACTTTCTTTATATTTTCTGTACTGCTCAACTTTATCTTCTGTAGGTTTCTTGTCTTTAAGCCATGCTTTTTTTGCAGCATCTCCGATTAATCCTTGATATGGACATGGAGTTCCTGCATCCATCATAGCTTCAAATACATTTTTGTTTTGGCACATCAATGATATCGCTGCGACTTTCATACCTAAACCATTAAGTAACTTAGCTTTTTTTCTTATTTCACATTCATCATCTCTTATGTATGAACCAAATGATCCTGAAAACCCTATAAGTGTTACACCTGCTGAAAGTGGAATGACACAACTATCTTGTCCATAAACACTCATTGATGGTGCTGATGAGGTTGCTACTGGATTTCTTTTTGCTTCGTTATTATTGTTTGTTGTGCTGTTACTAGTTGTATTACTGCTACTTCCAGATTGATAATTTGTTGTAGATTCCTGTGAGTATCCTCCAGAAATTGTTGTGTTAGTTCCACTTGTTGTCGTTTGAGTATTTGTGGTTGCACCATTACTAGTGGTATCAGATACAGCACTCTCTATTGAATACATTAATATTAATATTAATAATAAAACACATGCTGTGCAAAATATTTTCATCGTCTAACAAGACTGCCTCCAAAATATAGTCCTATGATTGAGCTAACCACATGAGTATCTAATGGTGTTATTACTAGTCCAGATAGTGGTTGCCACTGTGTCATGTCAGTATCAGAACCAAATATCCAAAAACCTTGTTGAACTGTTTCAACGTATCCTACATAAATTGGTAGCGATGGATCTATAAATGGCGCCAGTTTAGGAATAATGAGTATGGCGAACACACTCATCAAAGCAATCCATCGCCGAGTATTCTTAGTGAATTGATCGGTTACTTCTCTGGCTTTGTCAAACTGTTGTGCTTGAAAGTCTGCTCTTTGCATGAGCATCTTTTGTTCTTCGGCTCTGTCTTTAGAACGTTGAGCCATAATGCTTAACACACCACCTAGTATGGTGGATGTCAGCATTGAGAGTAGCTCCATAGGTATCATGATTTATAAAAATAACCACCAACTATGGCAGCTATACCTCCAAACCATGCAATAACTGATACAGCTCCTACACCTTTGTTCATTCTTTCTTCTAACTTTATAATTCTTTTATCCATTTGATGGAGTTGTTCCATTATCTGTGTGTTTGTTACCTGCTTCATTTAAATATTCTCTCTATAAAAAATGCAGGAGGATCTAACTCCCACCATTTGTGTCCATGTCTATAGTCCTTTGACTTAGTGTGATGATAGTTATGCCAACCCTCACCCCAGCTAATCAATGAAGTCAGTGGACTGTTGACTGCTGTACAATCTGGTTTAGATTCTACTACTTTATATCCAAAATATTTGCTATGAGGTATAACACCAAAAGCTCCAGCCACTATATAAATACAGGCACATGGAAATGAGAATAAAAATAGTCCTAACATAGGGTTAATTGTGTACAAAATAAGTACGTATGTAAATAGTAAAGCCCAGTAATTCCTAGTAATAAACATATAATCCTTGTCTTTGAGGATGTCTTTAACCATTACTTTAGGTACAGTTATTGGATCATATAGGGTAAGCCATGCTCTCAAATACCCTATTCTAGCTGGTGATTGGTTGTCATCTACAGGATGTCCAGAGTATTTATGATGGTATCTATGTTGGGCTGTCCATGATAGCGGACTACCAAATGCTGATATGATGGTTAGGTATTTTAGAATCTTAGCTTTGATGGGTGTAGTTTCAAATGCCCTATGGCTCATAAATCTATGTATAGCTATATTAGTTGAGAATATATTTACAAATCCCCACCCTAGTATCCCATATATTATATATTCAGGATAAGTAAAACATGCCCAGATAGATATTAATACATTAATAAGTGCTAGTAACTGTACTTTGATTGCATGTTTCATGTCCAGCCAAACCTTTTAACTAACCATACACAGGGATCAAACTTGCAATGTTTAAGCTGTGGCTTTATGTGATGTTGTTTATGAAATGATTCTGAAAATGCTACAGGATACATATAAGGTACATCTTTTACCTTGCCCAGATGACACATAATACCTGTAACTGTCATCACCCAAAAGGTTGTCATAGCTACTGCTGTTGCCCACATCAAAAATAAATCTGTAGATAAGACTAAGAAAAGAACAGCATTAAACATGTATACCAAACTTGTTTCATTTTTAGTTAAAAATAATTGCCATTTATTTCTTAGTCTATCTCCACACAAACTTAGATCATAATCTTGCTCGTGTGTTCTAAATATAATATTAAACCAGTTTTTGTACTTAGGACTATGAGGATCTTTATTTGTGTCTGAATGTTTATGGTGGTTTCTATGCCATGCACTATAAGATATTGGTGTACCTATCAATGCAGTCATAGATACTACACTCATTATGTTTTGAAACCATACAGGTGGATTCCAAAGATTGTGTGTAGCCCATCTGTGTATAAACAAGCTCATAGTAAATTCTAGTAGAAAGTAAAACAGTATGTATGTATATAAAAGTTGTAGCCATGATAGTGCTACAAAAGAATACAAGGCTAATCCAAAATAGAATATGTATAAAAGACTAAGTGCCACATTAGTATTCCCATGTCATAACTTTAGTTCTATCATCTAAAGCTTCTGTAGGTGTTTCACTTAGTGTTCCTAAACAAAGACCATCTGTAGTTGCTTGTGTAAAGTAGTTATCAATCCTAGAATCTACAACACATTCTAATGCAAACTTAGTACCACCTAATGATTGAATCCAATCTTTATTAGCTTGATGAAACTCAGATGTCCATGTCCATGATTTACTGTTATTAATTTTGCCCACTAAGGCAACTATCCATGTATATGTGTTGTCTTGAAACTTTCCATGAATATACATACAAGGTGTTCCATCTTTAGCAATAATTATATTTTTCATACTGCTATAGTTTTGTTCATTTAATAATGAAATAATAATTTGTTTTTTTTCATCATCTGTTTCATCAGTAAAAACTATAGTTCCACTATTTATATCTTCAAGACTGTCTACATATAAAGAATTAAATGTATCATCTATTGGGAATGTGTCTACTTCTGTAAATGTATAGCTCATTATGTTAATTTAAAGTTAGTTGTTTGCCCGTTTACAAATATACCTGTTACATTATTGCCGTTAGCATCTTTTAATGCTCCTGTATAAGCATTTACACCACTAAAATTATCGTGAGCTGTGACATCTGCTCTTAAAAGTGTGCCTACTGTACTTCCTTTTGTTAAAACTAATTTTGTCCAACCTGTCCAACTATAATTACTAACCATAAAGGTTAAAGCATGATTAGAAGTAGTTGAAGTACCACCTGTTCTAACATTCTTAACAGTTCTATTTGCACTTGATATAGAATTATTTGCTATGCTTCCATAAGAAGTACCACCTGTTCCTGTGCCATCACTAAATCCATGTTCATGTAACCCTAATTTAGCATCTCTTGTTCTAAAACCTGCTGTTATTGTAGTTTCTAGTAATACAACTTCTGCAACAGAGCCATAAAAACTTGATGCTAATGAAATCTGTCCTGATGTAGGAATAGTGACACTACTAGCATTTTGTACTCCTGATGGAACATTACTTCCACCTGAATAATACTCTGACATTGAATGTGGTTGTGAGCCACCAAACTCTGTAGCTAAATCACTAAGACTAACTGCACCTGATGATACTATAGCCATTAGACTGTACCGAATGCAGTTACATCACCTACACACGTTAGATTGCCTGAAGCATCTAACTTCATTTTGTTTGTGCCACCTGTTGCAAAAAATAGTACACCACCTGATTCAGTAATAGTCCAACCATTAAGAACGACAGTAGTTCCTGTACTTGCAGGTAAAGTAAGGGTATTCGTTCCTGCTTCTGCAGGTACATCAACTGTTACTTGTCCACTCGTGCTTCCTTTAATTACTAATGCCATAACTTATTCCTTTGGGTATTTATCTTTTATTGCTTTAATTGTTGCTTTCCAATTATCTATACCATTGTGATAAATGTCATCTAGTTGGTCTACAATACTTGGATACTCTTTTCTTCTATTATCTTGTGCTTCGATTTCAGTATATTTAGCTTCGATATCTGCTTTCGATATAGGTGTAGTTCCATTTAACCATTCTATTGAATCGTAATCTTCACTCTTGTAAATAAATTCAGCACTTGGGTTTATTAATTTTATTGCTTTGCCTAACTTCATGCTACTACCTCTAATAATATTAATGCAGACATAGAACCTGTACCTACTAAAGTAAGAGTATTACCATTTTCTGTTTTGCCATGTAGTGTATAAGTCGTTGCTGATGTTGTTGAGGGTGAATCTACAAAAGTAAATGAAGTTCCAACATTATGATTTGAAGTATCTTGTTCTCTTGTTAAAGAACTCCCACCATTTAATTCTGTTGTTGCTCCACCACTTATTGCTCTGCTTAAACATAAGTTTGCACGACCACCATCTGTAACTTCTATTACACCATTATATATGCAAATAATTTTATTAGATGAATTTGTTGGTGTTATAGAAGCATTTAGAGTTAGACTGCCATAAGATGTAGAAGCCACACTTCTGTTGGAGGAATCAGTAGCTGAAATCATTTGAACAATAGCACCATCAAAATCAGGTGTTAATATATCTGTATTACTTGCTCTTGTACCATGTAATGTAATTGCCATTATGCTAATTCCTCATCTGTTGGTTGTGTTTCGGTTGGGTGATTCCATGATTTAATATAATCGCCTTTACCGTCACTATCATTTTGCACAATAATGTTTTCTACAAAATCTGCATCTGTAACATTTGGTCTTACTGATTTAATCTTTTCTACTAAAGTTGCCATATTAACTCCTTACATAATGTGCTTGAAACCAATTGTCAGCTTCTGTTGCCTCGAAAGATGTACCTGATGTGTAAGCATAACACTCATAATAATCATCTCCATCCGTATAAACTAAAACATTTAATCTTGGATATTTCATTCCCTCTACAATGCTTCTTCTATATACTGCTCCATTTTTATAAAGAGCAATAGCATTAGTTGTTGAAGATGCTCCTCTACAACCCATACTAAACATATAGTATCCTGGTACTGTAGGTGTAAATCTGTAGTTTGTTGTATTATCATACTTAGAATCTGTATCCCACATTTCTGTTGCACAAGCCATCTTAGTATAAGTAGCACTTGAAACAGATTGGTTAGATGAAATTCTTGCACTAAAACTTGGCTGTACTGATGCGATATTAGTTGCACTTACATTACCACTAGCATCCATTGACATTTTAGTAACACCATTAGATTGAAAATCTATAGCACCACTTGTATCTGATACAAACTTTAATCCGTCTGATGTATCTGCATTAATCTTAACTGTCATAGTATTACTAACCTCTCTCCTGACGGAATACTTACTGTAACTCCGCTGTTAATCGTTAATGGTCCAACACACATAGCTGATTTGCCAGTTGATAAAGTATAGTTTGTTGTAACCACTCTTTCGTTTTCAACGAACACTTCGTCTCCACCAGCTCCTGTTGCTCCGGCTGCCGCAGCTGCCGCCCATTTTAAACCTGTTGCTTCACTACTATCTGCTGTAAGAACATAATTATTTGTGCCTACAGAAAGTGCTGATGGGTTTCCAGATCCATCCCCTGCTAATAAATGTCCTTTAGTAGACATATCGACAGCTGTAATTGCTCCTGTGCCATTACCAATCAAAGCTCCATTTGCTGTTAAGCTTGTAGCTCCAGTACCACCGCTACTTACTCCAAGCGTGGCTGATAGTCCTGCTGCTGTTCCAGAAGTATTTTGATTACCTGCTGTATTTACACCAGCTAAATCAATATTGCCTGTGCCATCGAATGAAACTCCACCGATGTTTCTTGCAGTTTCAAGAGCCGTAGCTGTTGCTGCATTTCCTGTACAAGAACCTGAACTACCTGAAGTGTTACCAGTTACATTGCCTGTCAATGCACCTACAAAAGATGTAGCTGTAAGAGCACCTGAGCTAGAGTTAAATGTTAAATTTGTTCCTGATTTTGGTGCAAGGTTACCTGTAGCACCTGTTGTAAACAACACATTACAACTAGTATCTGTTGATTCATCAGCTACTGTAACCAAACTAGAAGCATCTGATATTCCTACCCAAGCGGAGCCATTATAAAATTTTAATAAATTATCTGATGAATTATAAAATAAATCGCCGTCATCAAGTGAAGATGATGGATCGCTAGAACCTATGCGATATTGATTAGCAAATGTATTTACTGAGCTTAGATTAGTAGCTACTGTGTTTATGTTTGTAATACCACCAGCAACAGTATTAATATTACTTGCATTTGATACTACTAAATTTATGTTTGATGAGTTATCTGCAACACTTGTTACATTACTAGATATACCAGCTACTGTATTTACATTAGCTTTTATGGCTTCTAGGGCATTTAAATCACTTACAAAATCGGTTGTTGCTAACTGATTTAAATCCGATACAAAATCAGATGTTGCTAATAAATTGAGGTCTGTAACTATATCAGAAGTTGCTAATGTATTTACATCAGATACAAAATCTGCTGTTACTAATGACATATCTGTTACAAAATCAGAAGTAACTAATGACATATCAGTTGCAAAGTCAGACGTAATTAGTGAGGCTTTACCAGCTACAGTAGTTACGTTTGATGCTATTCCAGCCACACTTGTAACATCGGATGATATTCCAGCAACAGTTGTAACGTTACTTGAAATACCAGCTACAGTTGTTACGTTGCTGTTGTTTCCAGCAACTGTTGTTACATTGCTAGCAATACCAGATACAGTCGTTACATCGCTAGATATTCCAGCAATTGTAGTTACATCAGTCGATGCAATGCTAGTTTCTGCATCACCATCGCTGTTAAACGTTAATACTTTAGATGCTCTGCTTGCTTTTGCAGGTAGTGTTACTGTTGCAGATATTGAATCAGTATCTAATAATTTTACCGACCTATCTGATTGTTGGTCGATATCAGCTAATTTTGCGTATATTTTATCTAAATCTGTGTTAAGTGAGGTTACATCAAACGATCCAGTTGTTGGAAAATCTGATGTTCTTTCTATGGAAATGTCACGTATAATAGTGATGATATCACCAGCACTAGCTCCACTACTACCCAAAGTAATAGTACCACCAGCACCAAACTCATAAGCACTATCACTGCTACTCGCAGTTCCTGTAATGGAATATTGAGAAGCTGACGATGGAGATGCGTTATAAGTAAGTAAAGACGTTCCATTATATACTTTTATATCATTTGTAGTAAAAAACTCAAATGGTATAGTAAATGCTGTTTGACTAGCGGTAGCTGTATAGCTAACTCTAGGCGTGTTTTTTGCTGTTAATATTGTCATTTGTTAATAATCTACCATGTTATTATATGTTTTTCTAAAAAAATCATCAAACAACCAGAAATTGTTTAATGGTATATATCGCCTTACAGCGTTTTTAAACTCTCTGTCTGAGCCATGATGGTAAGACATATAGATATCTAATAAATTAGATGGACCTGGACCGATACCTGGTCTAAGTGCATCATGAGCTTCTGGTTCTCCAAATGGACTTTCCATGCCTAGCATTGGTCTAATGCCATATTCATGTGATGTTACTGTTTCTATAATTTGTGGCAAATCACTAAATACTGCTAATACCCCTGACTTTTCTATAGCTTGTAAAACTTTTTCATCATTTGATTTTGATGCCCAATAACTAGGATTTTTTAAATAATCTCCTAATGCAGCAAAAGTAATCATAGCTAATGCACCTGATACTAAATGTGCATCTCTTCTTGCTAAACCTGACATAGCTAGTTTGCGTGTTGCTGATATTGCCCATGAATAAAATTGAAATGGAAGAGCCATATAAGCGTTTTGAAATTTACCACCAAACTGAGTTTTATTAAATCCAAGTGCTTGACCGAATGAATTGTCTAATGATTTAGATAATTCTTCATCATTAACTCTTATAACTCCATACATCATATTAAACTTATCATTAGGAGATGGAGTAATAATTGTTCTTTCTACGTCACCTTTGATAGCTTGTCTATAAATTTGTAATGTTTCTACTGCGCCTGGAACTCCTGACTTTTCCCATGATGTTGCATTAGGTAAATACAGCCCACCCTCTTTTTCTATAACTCCTTTTTCTACTAATCTAACTATATTTTTAGCAAATCTATCATCAAATCCATACGATCTCATTCTTATTAAATCATTTTCATTAGCTGTTTTATTAACCATTTTTACAGCATCTTCTATAAATCTATGTTGTGAAATGTAAGTAGTATTACGTTTCATCATTAAAGTCCAAGGGGTAAGTAAGTTTGCCCAATAAAAAGGTGCTTGTGCTTTTTGAGTTAAGTTAAATATTTTTCCAAAAAATCCTCTACTATCTGGCGATGTTCCCATATCTCCAGCCATTACACGTTCCATTGCCGCATTTTGACTAGTTAACTCCATTGCTGGATTTAAAAACTCTGCATCTCTTTGCATTTTTTTATACAATCCAGGATTAGTTAATCCTTTAAACCAGCTATTAGTTATACGACCAACACCATGTACCATGATTGGTCTACCCATATCTGCTAATGCTGTGTATACAACCTTTCCCATTGATGACAATGATGTCCAGTTTCTAATAAATTGTGCAGAACGTTTATTTATTGACATCGGATCAATTGTATTAAATGTTCCATATATTTTATCTTTGCCATCTAAAAAAGCATTTACTATTTTATTAGCTTCATCGTAAGATACGCCCTCATTCATTAATCTTGCATGTTGTTCGTATGAAAATGCAGTCATATGTCTGTCTCCAAACTTTCTGCTAATTTCTATAGCTGGAGCCATACGTCTGTTATACATATTCATAATTGCTCCAACATCTTTAACTACAAAGTCATCTAATAATTTTGTTGGTATACTCAAACTACGTTGCATTAATGGTTTAGCACCAGCTCGGTACTCACCATTTTGATTTCTCATAGACAGCATGTTATCTGCATCTTGGTTTTCTGCCATACCTACTAATCTTTCATATGTTTTTTCTACACGTTCATTAAGTGGTATATCAGATTCTATAGGATTACCCTCATACCAATCTCTAATAATTTGTTTTGCTTTATCTGGTTCGTTAAGTAATGCATCTCTGTCAAATATCCTTGTAATATATTCATCTGTCATAGTAAATGGAGGATGTATATTGTTTGATATTTCGTCTAATTGTTCTTCTAATGCTTTTATTTTTTCATCTACTTGTTTTATTTTATCGTCTGTCTTTTTATATTTACCTTTTTTAAGTTGTTCTTGTTTAATGTTTTCATATTTTAATATTTGATATTTTAAATTTTTTTGACTAGCAAACATTTGTAAATCTTCTGCGTCTTTTCTATATAATTTAAAAAACTTTCTTACATCACTTGCTGCGTTTTTAATTGTTGGTTCAATATCTGGACTGTTATAAACATTCATGTCTGATACCGCATCAAATACTTCTCTCATAAATGAATCATGTGATTTTTCTTTTGCTCCTACTGTTGGTTCTGGTGACGTTTTTTTAAACCTTTTTGCCCAATCACCACGTTTAAGTGCAAAAGCTGTTAAGTTTAAACCTAACCAGTTTTTGCTCTCTTTAGATCCTGTCATGTATTCTACAAAATGTTCGTCTAATTTTTTTAAATTATCTTGTAAATGCACTTGCCAACGTGTTTGCGTTTCCATATAAGCTGATGGTCTAGCCGTAGCTCCACGTGCTACTGTTCCAAAGTCACCAAGTAAATCAAATATTTTTCTACCATAAAAATCTAAAAGTTTTGGTTTAGACTTTAATGTTTGTACAACTTTACCTGTGTCAGTAAACTTATCTAATTGATCTAGCAACTGACTTATACCTGGTAGTTTTCCTGTATCAGTTACAAAGTCATCATATTTACCATTTTGCAATTTAAAAAATACTTCTTCATCTATTCTTGATTCATAACTTAATGTATCTTCAAATCGTTTTGGTTTATTGGTAAGTTTTTCTCTTTCTTTTAATATATTAATTTTTATTAAATCATCGCTGTTATTTATATTTTTAGATAACAATGTACTTACTTGACCTGGTACAGGGCTGTCACTAAGAGAAACATAGTTATCTTCATCATACATTCTTTTTAATCTTGTAGTATCTACTAGTATCTCGTATTCGTCTTTCCCTCGTTTTTTTTCTATATATATTGGTTTATAGTATTTGTATGTATCTTTTTGATTTTGACCAAATCTAAATGCTACATCGTCTATATTCGTTACTTTTTTATTTTTTTTATAATGATTGGTTGTATTAAATAATTTATGTTTTTTATCTATATATAAATCTGTAGAATCTTCTACAATTTCTGCTTTTACATTATTTATTTTAAAATTTGATTTACCCCAATTAATTTTTCCCTCAGTATCTGACATTGATTCAAACACATTATCCATAATTCCTTTACCACCATCTTCTGTTTTGGTAGCTTTAGCAATTGCTGGTGTACGTTTAGCTAAAAATCCTGACAATGTACCACCCAATAAAAATGCACTGCCTATATATGCTACTGTTTCTTCATTAGTAGATGTTGGATCATATGAACGTCTAATAGGTTCTGTTGCACCTACTAATGCTCCAGAAGCCAATCCACCTTTTCCTGCTCTTGATAAAAAAGTTGCACCTTTAACAAAAGGTACAGGTATAAAATTTATTGGATCAACTAAATTTGCAAGTAAAGCTGGTAATATATCTCTATCACTTGCTTCTAATCTTTCTCTTCGTGCAGATGTAATGTCTATTTTAGATTTTAAAAATTCGTGTTCTTCTCTGTTTCTTACTTGAACAAATTGGTCAGCATATCTTTCATAACCCTCTATATTTTGTACATCAAAAGGATTGTAGTTTTCATCATACTCATGACTATACATACCCTCACGAACAAATTCATCTTCTATTAGTTGCCCATACCATGTAAGCCAAAACTCGTCAGAAACATCTGACATTAAACCTCTATCATATTCAGGTTTAGTATGGTAATTATCTTTTCTAAATGTAAATTCTTTACTCATTTAACAAAAACTCTAAATCATTATTATCTAAACGTAAGGTTTCATTAACTTCTTCTTGTAGTGTATATTCAACGCCTGATGCATTATCGTAATAAATTATTACATACTCTATTGTTCCATCATTTTTTCGTCTACCTCTAAGAAATAATTTTGGATCTTCTCTTGTACCATATCCATCTGTAAATGTTTTACTGTCTACATTATAATTTAACAATCTTTTTGTATTATCACTGTAATCTGTAATTTTTTTATTTAAAGTTTTTTTCCATTTTTCTTTCATCATGTCGTACAGCAAACTTTTTTTCTCTTCGCTTTGTAAAGCTGTTCTATAGGTTTCGTTTTTTTCTATAGGATATCTAACAAAATTACTTGGTTTTTTATCTTTTATTGAAATAGGAAGACTTGCAGCAGGCTTACCAAATTCACTAAACCCCCAACCTGCATTTGATTCTAGTTTTTTCATTTCATTAAATACCCAATTGTTTATATCTTCTGCTTCTATGTTTGCCATAGGGTTTGATTTAACTCTTCTTGCAATAGTATTTTTAATTTGGTTTAAACCTACAATGTTAAATACAATATCATTTGGCATATCAGTAGTATAATCTCTAAGCGCCGCTTCTATTCCAGTATATAATTTTTGTGGTGTATTATAATTATCATTACTTTGAGATTTTAATATATCGCTGAGTACATTGTCTTTTGTTGCACCAGGCATTGATTGTTCTCTAATTATTTCTAACTTACTTCTTTGCTCAATTTCTGGAATGTCTTTAAACTGTCTATACATATCTACTAAATTTTCTTCTTCATCTGTAAAATCATAACTTGCATAATTAACAGACATAATTTCTAATTCTCTGCTGTTAATTGTTTGTAATACAGTATCTGGATCGGATGACCTAAGATTATTTATTATCATGTCTTTTTCTATTGTGCTAATTAAACCATGTTTTAGTTTATGGTTTTTCCATTTTTGAGCTATAGTTGGATTTTCATTTATTTGGTCAAAAGAAACATGTATGTCATAACCTATTTGTGATGCTCTCCAGTTATCATATAATTCTTCTTCATTTTCTTGAGCTAGTTTTCTAATTTCTTTACCACTTTTTAGACCAAAGTTATATGAATTATTTTTGTTATATGTTTCTATTCCTAATTTTATTTGACTAGAAGATTTAAATTTATTTGCTTGTGTATTAAATACAGCTTTTGGTATGTTCATTAATTTTGAATATGTTTCTATATTATTTTTTTTATTTATTCCAGCAGCTTTTTCTAATTGTTTTCTATTAATTGTAGTGCCATCAATAGTAACTTCTAACTGTTTATCGTTTTGCAAAAACTCTTGTAATGCTAAAAGATTTTTATAATCTTTAGGGGTTGCATTATTTGTACCAAGAAATAAAAACTTAGATTGAAATAAATTATGTATATTTTCTAATGCAGTAGTTTCTTCTATAAAATTATTTTTAAATTCATTGTATTCGCTTTGTGATATTAAGTTATTATCATAATCTTCTTTTATACGCTTAAGATATGCTTGTGTATAATTGTATTTATCTTTTGGTTTTGTAATTCCTGAATTAATAATTGCTTTATTTCTAGAGTTTTTAATATTAAGTGTGTCTGTTTTAAATTTTCTTTTTGCTACTAAGTTGTTTCTTTCAATAAAATTAGATGATACAACCTGTGTTTTTTCTAATATGCTTTTTTCATCTTCAAACTTTAAAAGATTTCTAGTTTCTGAATCAAGTTGCTCATACACTACACCTAATCTGTCTTGTATAGCATCATTAAATGCTTGTGGATCTTGAGTTCCTGATTTAAATTCTTGATATATTTGACTAATAACTCTTTCATTACTTAGTGATAACTCACTCATGTATCTTTTATGTGCTTGTTTTTTAAATGTAGCTAATGCTGTTTTGCCAGATAAACCTTTTGGTACTTCATACTTTTGTGGAACACTAATAACTTCTGTTTCTCCATCAGCATTGGTATATTCTATATCTTTATGTGTAATATCATATCTGTTTGCTTCAAGTAGACCACGTTCTTCTCCTCTTTCTTTTGCTTCTTTTAGTGCAATATTAGATTGTTCACGCATAAGGTTTTCAAATCCTTGTGCTTCACGTGCTGAATAAGATTGTAATGTATCAAAATCGCCACCACGACTAACTCCTATTCTGTCAGTATAATCAAAAAATCTTTTTTCTTTTTTTAAAGCCATTATTCTTCATCCAGTATTTGTTTGGTTTTTAAAAGTCCAGTACCTAATGCTTGTAAACCAGACAATGTTCCTGATCGTTTAGCACCTGCTTCTTTCATTTTAGCTAGTTGCAAGTTTTGTCTTGAACGTACAATTTCATCTAATGATGACATACGCAAAGCGTCTCTATCTTTTAAATATGTTTCTTTATTTGATTTAAATAATGCTTGATAACTAGCAGATGCTATATCTATTCCAGATGCTGCCGCAATTGCTCGATTAGATGAAAACTCACTCATATATCTACGTTTTCTTTCATTAGCTTTTTGTATTTCTTCTAATCTTTGTCTTTCTATTTCTTCTTTATATTGTTGTTGTTGATATCTAGCTTGTGCTATTTCATAACCAGCACGTGTTCTTTCTGCGTTATATTGCATTAATGATAGTCCTGTACTTAAAGCTGAACTAGTAGACAAACCACCTAATGCACTGGCAACACTAGTACCAAGTCCTGCTGCACTAGAACTTAAAGCTCCTCCAAGTTTTCCATAACTTGAACCATAATTAAATAAAGATGCAGTATTAACTAAACTTGTTCCTATAGAAGCTACACCTGCAACAGAAGAACCTGCTAAATAAGTACCTCCATATGACATACCTGCTGAAACTGCTGACATTGTAATTGGATCACACATTAATAATATACCTCCGATGTAATACCTAATACTCTAAGGGGTAATGGAGCCGTTTGTGTTATTTCAATATTTGGCTCATTATCATATCCTAAAAAGTATACATCTTTCTTTCCTGTATAACTAGGTAACGTGCTAGACGTGTCAATAGATGTAGTATTAATTAATAAATCATTGCCATTTATTTGTAAATTAAATGAACTAGACAATTCTAATATAGCTTTAGCAATCTTAGTGGGGTTTCCAATTAGTGGAGATTGAGTACCTGTTGATTGTATCTTTGCATTAATAGGCAATGTTTTTATATTAAGTGTATAGTCTAACCCTATGTCAACAGCAGATGCTGGAGTATCAAATACAGCAACGCCATTAGCATCGACTACTGCTAAACCATAATAGTTAATATTTCCACCCTCTGTTGAACCTGATGTAGCATATACTGTTTTCCCACGCATATCAGGTGTACTATTTAATCCTGAAAAAGTCTTAGATGTTGTAAATCTTAACTCGACACCATCTGATTGACTAACTGCTGTGTCTAAAACGATTACATATTCACCGCTGTTAGTAGTAGCTGTAACTGAATTGATTGTATAAGTAGTTCCTGTTCCTGCAAATTGAAATTTTTCTCCAGTATAAGGTGCGTTAGTAAAACCATCAGCTATTAAAGTTGTTGAGCTAGTTACCGAGCCGTTAATGATGGGGGAGCCATGAGGTTGATAACTAGCCGATAACGTTTTAGTTGTTGTCATGTCAGTAGGCACATCAAAACAATCTGCTGAAAATTGTTCTAAATAATAAACATCACTACTGTTTATTGTTCTTTTTACTGCAACATAAACATAATCAGTTAAACAACAAACAGATATAATTTCACCATCTGTTGTCCATTTTACCCATCCTTGCAATTCTTGTACTTTTTGCGAAATAAATACTGCTAATGAACCATCATCGTTAACTAAAAAATACATTTGTTCATCTCTATTTACCATTGCTTTAATTCTATCTGCATCTATTGGCGATGATATTAAGTGACTAGATAATAAAGATATTGGTGCAGAAACAAATTCTTCTGTAGAACTATTAAAAGTATACTCTCTTACTGTTTTGCCATTCGTTTGTACAAATAATGTAGATCCATCAAATATCCTAGCTTTAGCTTTTTGTTGGCAACCCAACGATGATTGTCTAATAATCTGTATATCTATTGGTGTTACTGGTTTTCCAATAGGCGGTTTTAAATAAAACTCTGCCGTATTAGTTAATACTTCTAAAACTTTTCCAGATATTAAATGTCTTATTTCATTAATTTCATCCGATGCAATTTGAATTTGTATTGAATCTGAATCTTCTGCCTCACCTATATCAAAGTTAAAAAAATCTGATATTTTAGATCCTGCTATTAAATCAGGAATATTAGTTACTCCACCAAAATAAAGTCTTTGTTCATGAAAAGCTACAGCTTTTGGATATCCATTTACGTCTGACAATACTTGTTCTTGCCAGTCTCTAGTAGGAGCATGTGTTTTTACAACAACTCTAACACCACCACCATCTAGTGATTCAGAAGCTGTGTCACCATTTTTAGCTGTTATTTCATAATGATTATCGTCTACTACTGTAATAGTAAAGTTACCTGTTAAGTTACCACTTGATAATCCTACTGCAGGATCTTCTGCATTAACTATTTCTTCCGAGCCAGATATGTTTATTGATGCTCCTGTTGATAGTCCATGATTAGCATGTGTGACTTTTACTACACCGCTACCTTGTTGTGTAGCAAATGGATCTTCGTCTAATTCTACTTTTAAATCATCTTTTAATGTAACTGTTACTACTGTTGCAGAAGTATATCCAGTTACAGTAGCTTCTGTTCCGTATATTTTTACAGTAGTTCCTACATAATCAGATGAAAAATAATCTATACTAGATGTAATTGTTCTTCCAGTACCAGCTGTATAAGCACTTGCATCAAACGTTACATTTGAACTAGCAAATTTAAAATAAGGTTGATATATTCTTTTTCCATTTAAACTAGAATCAAATGCAAATGTAGATAATGCAAATGTAGTAGCTCCTGTTCTTTTAATAACTCTAGGCATCCAGTTTTCATTAACTAAAATCATAGTATCGCCTTGTTGAGTAAAACTAATATCGTTTATTTGATTAGTAGCCCAAGGGCAACTTGTAATTGTTTGTAACAATGTTCCATTTGATGAATAAATTTTTAGTTGAGTATTTTGAAATGCAAATATGTATTCTTGATTTCCGCTAAATATAAAAGGTTCTAGTCTTGTAACTGCTCCTAAATCGGCTCTAAAATACGTACCACCACGTCTTTCTACAGAACCTTGATTACGACATATAACGTTTCTAGCTGTCGATAAAGACTTGTCATAAGCCTTTAAATCATTACGTGAAATTAGGTTTGGATCTACCTCACCACCACTAAAGTTAGATTGATGTATTCTTGTTCTTGGCATTATGAAGATACAGTAGTTTTGACAGTGCCAAGACTACCACTATTCCTCCTATTTCTAAATCTATTCACATCTACACGTCTGTTTGTTTGTTGTTGTGAATCTTGTCCTTTAGCTACAGTTAACTGAATTGAAGCTTTATTAGAATATAATTGCGATAATGTGTCATTTCTAGCAATAGCACCAGCAAATAATGATGCTAATTCAAATACAAGGGCTTGTTTGAAATAAGGTGGAAAGTCTGCTTCCGATGGCTGAAATGTATAATCAGCTATCAATATATCAGATGCGGATGTGTCGGCATATATTTCGTTGCCATATCTATCGTATTCAATTATTGAATCAGATAAAGATACTGTATGTATTTGTAACGCATCAGATGGTACTTGATAAGCAGAATCGTATCTTCCTAAAGGGTTTGTTGTTAATTTTGACAATTGTTGTTGCTTCGTTGCAAATCTCCAGCGACATCTTGTCAATAAGTTTTCTAATGTTGATTCGTAAAGTTGTCCAGATACTTTTGATTCGGTAGTGTTTTCGTCAAAAGAGTTTACTGTGTTAGCTCCCACTAACACTAACGCCTGACTACATATATCGAATTTGCTATCTGTCATATTTTAAGTTGGGTAGGTGGCAAATGAGAACCACCTACCCAAGAACGTTATGTTCCGTTAGTACAAGTTACAGTTGCAGCTCCAGTTGCAGATGAAACAATCAATACATCTACAGTTGCAGTACCACCAGTACTACCTACTGCAAGAATAATATCAAATTGTTTTAAGTTACTAGTTACGTCATTGAAATAACCAGAACCTGCAATTGTTGCGACTGCGTCAGATGATTGATATAAGAAAACATTCTTATCACCAGAACCTGCTATTTTTACTAAAGCTGTTGATGTTAAAGCCATGTTATCCTCCTTACTCTGTTATCTGACATTCAATAGCACCGTCGTTGTCGATCATGACAGCTCCTGCACTAAAGTATGATGTGATTAAGTTACTTACTTTCTCTGGTAAATAATTCATTTCTGTTCTTATATCTGAACCACTAGCAAGACCAACAGATGAACTGTGGTATGCGTGACAATCTCTTGTTGTTCCAGATACAGATAGTCCTGAATGTGTAAACCATAAGAACCCTAACCAACGTTTTGCAGTCATGCCACCAGCGTATGGTAATTCGCCCTCGCCAATGTATTCTGCTCTACTAAACTGGTCGATTTGTAATAAATCAGCCCATCCAGCAGGAGATACAACGAAGTATCTTTGTCCATCATCTGGCACATCAGCTTCACCAAATGCTTCATAAACACTTAATGCTTTAGCTAATGTTAGTGCCGCAGAACCATGAACAACATTGTTCGAGTTAGAACCTGCATCTAGCACATCTATAATTAATTGGTCAATTTTTCTGCCTAAAGCAGAAGCAGCTGATTGAGCTAACACTTGTCTCTCATCAATGTTAGTTTTTAGCTCATCTAATTTGTCTACCATATCGGCAGCATAGAAGTCGCTAAGTGTAACATCGACAGTTGAATGTGTTATTTCCATAGTTGGAACAGCACCATGTCTTGATTTTGTAGACGCAAGACCTGTACCCACTTTTTGGAATCTCGCTTGGCTACCTTGTACGTTGTTTGACTGGCGTACAGTATTTTTCAGTTTAGATCCCATGCGTTGGTAAGCCATATGCACTTCGGATTCAAACTGCTTAATAAACGCAGTCGATATTTGAGTTGCCATAAAACACTCTCCTATTAGTTATACGTTGATTAACAGTTGTCCTATTTAGCTTACTTCGGTTGCCCAAACTGGACCGATATCTTCTAAAATGGGCTGTATATTTCTATATACCCTATGTATATGCCTATAAAAATACAACATTTGTACATCATGTACAACTAATTCTTCTTGTTTAAACTCAAAACCTAACCATTTTAACCATTTAACTGTACGTTTGTTGTGTTTTGGAACCATATTAAACACATAATCATAATCAGCAATTAAATAATCTAACCATTTTTTACTACGTTTAGAAAAATACGCCCATTGTTTCTTATCTAACTCAGTAGAAAGAAACCAAATAGCTCCATACTTTGGATTATTTTTGGTAGGCAATACGCCAAACATAGCTACAGGTTTTTTATTTGACATAACACAGAAAGATTCAACATTTCTATGCTTGTATCTAAACGCTGAAAGCATTGAAAACAAAGGATCGCTCCCCATTATGGCGACCTCTTCCCTGTCACTCCTTTTTAGTTTATTTGCCAAATAAAAGCAGTGGTCAGGGATAGTCTTTTCTACGTATAGTTTAGTCTCTGTACAGTCTTGCAAAAGCATCATCTACTCGTTGAATATAAGAATCGTCTTTATGACGTGGATCGTAATACCTTTTATCTTTCATCATCTCTCTAACTTCACCTAAAGTTAATTGTTTTTCAGGTTGAGCTACAGCGTTTGACCTAGATATTGCAGATTTAGTTGCTTCTTGTATGCGTTCAAGAGCCTCAATACCCTCTGCTGATGTACCTAATGTTGCAGAAACTAATTCAAATTGCTCTGGACTAAAAAATGTTTGTGCAAAATTAGTCACATGATCTAATCTTTCTTGAGCATTTTCTCCTAGTTTTTCTACTTCACCCTCTAAATTAGGCTGATTAGGTAGCATTAACTTATCAATGTATTGATTAATGCCGTCTTGAAACTCCTCATTAGTAGCTCCAATCTCATGACAACGACCTCTCCACCACTCAGTTAGTGGATTTTCGTTAACCATTTCTTCAGATATACCCTCTACTAGTGATGGAAGTTCGTATGCTTCTGCTGTTTCTGGTGCTTCTGCACGTGTTTCTTCTGCTAGTTCAGTAAGTATTATGTCTTTGAAGTCTTCTTTTTTGCCACCAATTAGTTTTTCTAATTCACCATATGACTTAGCCATATCTTCAGGTGTACCAAATTTTTCTGGTAGCCATTCTGGACGATCACTTGCTTCTAATGTTTCACGTGAAACATCTTCAGTTTGTTGTTCAGGTTGTGCTTCTACTTGTTCTTCTTGTTGTGTTTGTTCTTCAGCCATTGTTTTTCTCCGAAATTATTTTTTGACTTGCGCCTTTGTTAACTCGTCTTTGGATTAAACCTACGAGGTACCTTTGTCCCTCAAGATGTCTCAGCTCCGCATCGGATATACCTCCACCTGCGACTGCTTCGATTGTCATTGATTTTAAGTACCTTAGTGCTTCAGAACCCCCACTAGATGTGAATAGTTGGTGAAACAAAGTATTTAAGTTCTCCTCATCTTGTGGTTGTCTGGTTATTCCATCCAATCCAATTAGAGTATTGGGCTTGTTCTCTGCCATTTTATCTCCTATGTAGGAGGATTTTCGTCCTCCATTGGTTGTTGTTGTTGCATCATCTGTTGCATTTGTTGTGCAGCTTGTTGCATTTCTTCCTCTGAACGTACTAAGTTCTCAGGAATTCCTAGTTTTTTAGCTACAAACTTAGCTACTGCCATCTGATTTACAATCAAATTAGTTAGTTCTGGACCAACTCTGCCTTGTATCATACCTAAAAATCTGTCTACAGTTGCTACATCTTGTTGATGTTGAGCTTGAGCCAATGGACTTGACGACTGTATTTTAATCTCTCGCCCATTGACCTTTGGTATTTTGATTCTTCCTTGTTTTTTGAGAATATAAATTACCCTTTGTAGGACTGGCGTGACCATTTCTGCTTGTAATCTACCAAACGCAGCACCAATTTGACGTGATAAATCAGCTTGTCTTTCCGCAACCTCTGTTGCAGACATAGGTGTTTTCTCGTTTGGGTTGCCTAACATATCATTGTATAGGGCTTTTTTGATATTAGTACGCATATCACGTAGTACCAAATCACTTACATTAAAATTTCCTGGTGCTTGAATTGGTTGTAATCCTGATGATCCTGGTGCTTTTGGAATGATAGTTCCTGGTATAAGCTGTATATTATCAGCGTTAATAACACCATCATCTTCAACCTGAAACATACCAGCTATGCTCATTTGTGCATTTTCTAGTATTAATTCTACTGTTAAGTTAGCTGTTTTAATTGCTGGTAGGGCTAACATTAATGGTCCACGACCATAAGTTTCACCTGCACATTTAGACCATCTGTATACTAAATATGGGTTTGAACCTAATCCTTTATATTCTTCTTCGTATATTTTAAATTCATGTTCTTTAGATATAGCACAAAAATGATACTGTTCTTCTTTAGTATTGCTGTAATTTCTATATACAGTTTCAATTATTTCACACTCTTTATCTGGATTTTTTTCTAAATCCATTATCATTTTTTCTGACATAACGCCATTAGGATAAGCTATAGCCATTTCTTTTGCTCTTATTCTTCTACTTCTAAATATGTAGTCAATCTTATCGTCATGTCCAGATGTCATATAAACTTGGGGTAAAGGTATTGATTTGAAGTTTACAGGATTTACAGCATCGCCCTCTTCAACTAATAAAATTCCTGTGCCTAATGCAATATCTAAAAAAGATTCATGTATTTCTTGGGAGAAGTTTGAGTTTTGCAGTATCTCAAATACATATTCTGTCACTTCATCTAACATTGCATTGACTTCTTTTCTTGCTTCAGGTGGTACTTCTACCCCAGCTACGAAATCAGCCCAACGTGCATAGTTTGGTACTATGCCTGACTGCAATCTTGAAGCAAACTCTTGTACACCTACTACAGCAGTCTCATCGAATATCCTGTCGGTTCTTCTACGACCTGCTTGTTCTTGATAAAACGATTCTCTTTGTGGTAAAGCATACTCATAGCACTCTTCAAACGTGCCATTCCACTGATCCTTTATCATTTTTGCGTGTTCATAACGCCTAAGAATTTGTTTAACAGGCGATTCACTAGGATTAACCTGCGGTGTTACTGTTGCTTCTACTACCAAGTTATGCTCCTAAAGTATCTTTACTCATCAAGCTTCCTTTGACTTCAAATCCTTGACCACCTTTTCTTCCAGATAGCAATGAACCTCTTCCTGTTGTTGAGTAAGCTGCTTGAACTCTACGTTTCAAATCTTCTTCTTTTTGAGCAGAACGTTGTGCTTGAGCATCTTCTCTCATTTTTTTTCTCTGCGCCGCACCTGTTAAATCAGGTGGAGGTGTAGGAATACTTGGTGAACTAAATGGGTTTCCACACATATTATCTTCTCCTGTCATACAATGACTTTGATTTTAAGTCAAAGACATTAAAATTTTTTCTTGCAACTACAGGTTTACTTGGTTTTGAGCCAACTGTCAAACTTCTTCCCTCACCTGCACCTAGCATCATATACTGTAATGCGTCATGTACATGCGAGAATCTGTTCTTATTTGGCTTATCATCATACCTTTCGCCAGATACTTGCATCCTACGATAGTGATATCCACCATCGAATCCTTTAATTAGATTGTTGCATTTGGGATCTATTAAGATTCCAGATTCACCATCTACCATTCTCTGTAATGTAGCACTAACACTTTCTAATCTCAATGTTGTATCGTTTGAATGGGTAGGTCTTGCTGTAATTCCACGCCCTCTAAGTATTTGAAATGGTGTAGATTCGTCTGTCTGCGCCCTATGGTCGCCTGCTGGATCGCCAAATATTATAAATTCACGTGGTAAATACTCTGCCATTTTCTGTTTCATAATGTCACTAAAGCGTAATATACCCATATCTTCTGCTACTAATTCATCTATGATAAGCCATCTACCTCTACATTTTTGACCAAACACACACGCAGGTGTTAATCCAAAGTCAATACCTACATAGATTGGAGTATCTGGAACAACAGCTACATCACTCTTAGCAACGTGTACATCTTTGCTAAACATCTCATATACAGGTTTACCATCTTCTACTTGACCTAGTTTGTTTAAAACATACACATCAATCCATGATTTAGTCTTACCTCTTACAATATTCTTGTAATAATCTTTTGTTAGGTTTTTACCGTTTTCTTTGGTAGGATTATCTTGATAGGTGTCTAGTTCACCTCTCTCATTGTGTACTTCCAACATAGCTGGGGGTTGATTAAAAAACCTCCAGTTATCAGGTTTCACCAACATCTTAGCTTCCTGCTTAGTAATGTAATCTGGAATAATAGATTCACCTGATAAGATTGACCACCAATGGTCAGTATCAGGAGGGTTAGTATCACAAATCACCCCATACCATGATGGTCCACCATCACGCATTGAGGGGTATCTACCGACACGCATACTACACGCATCAATAATTGACTTAGGTATTTCTCTAGCTTCGTTCACCCATACACCAGTTAATTCAAGTGACAATAGTTTCTTGACATCTTCTGGTCTATCAAGGGCTAAAAAGATAACTTCTAATTCAACATTCCCTTTTTTGATGTTATGAGTATAAGGAACTGACCACATAAACTTTCCCCATACATCTTCTGGAAACCAGTCGATCCAAGTTTTTATTGTGGTTGTTTTCAATTGAGGGTTAGTGTTACGTATAACAGCCCATCTGGAACGCTTAATGCCATCAGCACCAGCTTTTTGTTGCAATGCTCTACGCATTATCTCAATACAACAAGCAACCGATTTACCACTACCTACAGGTCCACGAATGGCTCTGAAGAACATATCATCTTTCATGAATTGTTTTAGGATGTCGCCGTCTGGCTTATAGTTGAGTGACATTATTGTTGACTGCTAGTCTGTACAGTTTCTCCAATGTTAATTCAGATAAGGATTCAAGCACCCTGTCTGCCTCATAATCAGTCAGGGCCTCTTTAGGATGGTCTTTCATATGCGTCATCTTGACTACTATTCTTAGTTTAGCCATAGCACCATGATTGTATTTACGTAATTTTTCTACTGAATGATAGCTCATAATTTTTTTGCCTTACGTCTAATTGATGATGGAACAATTCCATAAAACTCTCTTGAATTTTTATTTACCCAATTTTTCCACAAATCTTTTGGTTGTTCTTTTTTAACTTTATCTAATGTTTTTAAGTCTACTTTTACCTTAAACAAAGAGCCTTTATCACCAGCATATCCTTTTGCTTCGCGTTTTTCTGTTGTAAACCAACTACCATAAGTTTTTTTAAGATTTCCTTTGCTATTTAAAAATCTGTTTTTATCATTAATATTATTAATCTTTACTCTTTTTTTTACATGGCTTAATGATTCTTTACCTAGATTTGGTACTCCTCTATAAAGAGTTACTGGTCTATTTTTATATACTTTATTCAAAAGGCTTATTCCCTTAAATACTGGTAGTGCAGTCAAACCAGCACCTATAATATTTAAAGCACGTTTATTTTCTTTGGCTATTTGCTGTTTGGTAAGTGCGTATTTGGTTTTGTTATCTGGAAGAAGTTTCATTGATTATCAATTAACCCTTGAGCCATCTTACTAGCTTCTTCTAGTGAATGACCTTTGAGCATTTTAAGTTCAATGTACTGTTTGACCTTTTTGTTTCTGTCTTCGTTTCTAGCTTTCTTTTCGTTTTTAAGAATAGCTTTAGCTGTTTTCTCAGCCTTTTTTAGATTTGCCATACTCTTTTTTTACCTTTTTTATTGGTTTAGTTTTTGCTCTATTTTTGACTGCTGTATATTTTTTTTCTGTTTTTTTCATAATGACTTCCTATATCTATCTAATTGTTTTTCACGTTGTGTTTTATTTCTACCTGTAACTTTTTGTTTACTTTGGTTGTAAATGTTTACACCACCACCAATCAAAGAGCCATAACCAGCTAATGAAGTAGTTAAGTTTCTAACATTTTTGTCAATGTCTTTGCTAGTTTTAGCTGTTTTGACAACTGACTTTCTATTTTGTGACTTAAGTGTAGAAACCTTATTATCTAAAGCATTTGTTTTTCTGCCTGTAAATTCTGTATATCCTTTGCTATGGGATCTAGATTGCAACAAATCTTGTGCTTTTTTATTTAAAACTTTTCTTTTAGCATCTTGTCTAAGTAAAGACTTAACTCCTGTATATATCCCACCAATTGCTCTAACTTTAGTATATGGGCTAAACGTTAGTCTCAATAAAGAACCAAAGTTTTTTGCTATTGAAGCTCCGCCTTTAACTAGTTTGACAGCAGTATCAACACCTTTGACTGTGCCTTTGTATACATTTTTCTTTATCTTAGTTGTTTGTTTTGACATTTTTCTTTTCTTCTAATTGTTTTTTATATTCAGCAATTCTTCGTTCTATTTCAGCATCTTTTACTTTCTTTTGCAATCTCTTGCTAAACCCATCTTTATAGCCCATATAACCCTCCTAGAATCCTTATTTTGGCTTTTTTATTTATTTGAGGTAGTAACGCCTACCATTTCTTACAAGACCAATAACGAGCTGTTAGTTTGTTTTTGGCTGTAGCACACTTATGTCTTGCTCTAAACGATTTCCTACGAGCTGGTTGATCTTTCTTAATTGTCATATTGGCATCACCAAATCTAATCAATCTAACCTTACTGCCTACCTTAGCAAGTACAGCAAACTTCTTTGTTTTAGTTCTGGAACGTTTCGGCTTGTTATAACCTGAAAATTTTTCACCTGCTCTTTCAATCATGTTTTTGCATATCCTGGTTTGCCTTTAGATGAATTGTCTTTGGATTGTTTTCTTTTGACAGCAGCCCTGCGCTGAGAACCTGACATTGACCTTGCTTTGGCTTGTGGTACACATTTAGGATACTTACCTCGTTTCTCTTTACCACTACGACCACAAGGTGGGAATGAACCATCGGATCTAGGGTTGGCAATATCAACCCATTTTTCCTTAACCCACTTACGCAGTCCAGCTTTTGCCATTACTTACCTACTTTTTTCTGAGCAATCTTGTGAGATTCAGTAAACGTCTTACCTTTGTTCATATGAGATTTCATTAGATCCATATGTTTTTTGGTATGATGCACCGAATGTTTCTTTAACAATGCCCTTTGTTTAGGTGTTAATGCCATTACTTTTTCTTTTTAGGCTTAATACGACCACTACAAATACCAGAAGCATACATGTTTGCATAAGCAGATGGATACTTCTTAAATTTTTTTTTCGCTGCCGCTTTACCTTTAGCACATAGTTTTGCCATAAGGTTATGTTATTACAGGGTTGTTGGGATTACAACGTGCTTTTTTAGGAAATAACGAGAGGATAGGAGGTTACTAGTTATTGCTACCCTGATTTTCTAACCCCCAGTAGTTCATGTGCCATACATCTGCACCTAAATCTGCCAGCTATCTACGTATATTGTTAACTAAGGTCTATGTTTATACTGAGTTCACCTGCTACCAGGTGCTGATGTTTCTCTGGTGCTTTGAAGCCTGACCTATCGAGTATATCTTTGCTAGCTTCTAGCTGTACGTACTCACTCTTAGCACCAGCAGAGAGGCACATGAGCTTATTGATTGCTTTAGATGAACCCATAGTTATCTTACGTCTGACTTCTTGCAGGTAGTATTCCTGTACCTCAGGTTTACGTAGCATCTTAGACGCACTTACTCTAGCAGAGTTTCCCTTATATCCTGCAAGTTTACTAGCCTCAGTTATAGTACATCCTTTGGATACGAGTATATCTACTAAGTCCTTTGCTCTCTTATTAATCTCTTTCTTCTTGAGGCTGAAGTCAGTCATACCAAAAGTATAGGTTCATCTACAGTAATTGTCTACAGATATCCCCCAGTGGTGGTTGGTTCTCTGTTTTTCTTCTCGTCTCTATTTATCCTGCTTCGCTTTGTGTTAGTGCTTGTGAAAGTTACTACGTATATGGCCCATGTCAAATTACCTTACATAATGTTGAATCGCCTCTGGCGATACATTAACACCAATTCTAATAAGGTAGATCATTTGACATGGACAATATACTTCGTGATTAATATGGCACATAAACACAATGCGAGAGCAGGAGAAAATGTTATGACAAGAAAAACTGAGAAACAACCACTAGATATAAACATCAAGAAAGTTACTGATAGTATTAACACGATAGCTTTTGAGATGTCGGCTCTAGTTCACCCATCATTTGAATCTGTAAGTGATTCCGATTACAGTCCAGTTAAAAGCTGGTTACAAGGTCAGATTCGAGATGCTAAATACAATATGTTAATCAATGCAGACAAGGAATCATACTTCAAGTGCGAGCTTGAAGAACATGTAGAGAAAACAGCTCAACGTCCAGATGAAAGTTTATCTGAACCTGCTGATGCAAAGATTGATTCACTTCAAGCGAGACTTGGTTATTACATGGTTGCCCATGCTACTAATCAACACATCAAGGCGACATGTCAAAAGTTATACACTGAAATGTTTAATGAGACTTTTGAGCCTGAGATTCACTTGAAAGATAGAAAGGTTGTTACACGTAGCAAACAAACTTATTCAATGGCTAATGCTCAAAAGACATTAGACAAGTTTGCTAAGTTAAAACAAGCTTAGTTTATATCTTACCTAGCTAGATTAATTTCTAGCTAGGTTTTTTTGTGTCTGCCTCTGACTGTATAAAACTGAAAATCAGGTGGCAATACTTCAGGTTGGGTATGACACACAAATATTCCTCTAGATCCTGCCCCTAGCTGTGAGGCTGGGCAGGGCTAGGGAAATTTGTTAAGGAATAATGTTGTATAATGTAGAACAAGTGTGGTACAATGATATAACACAAAGGAGGAACAATGAAGAAGATACCAGATGCAGTAGATTTACACACAATATTGTGGGTAAAAGACATACTGCACACAACAGATATCCAACATGCTATTGAATTAGTATTGCGTGCTGTTGCTCAAGCAGAGAAACAATATGACAATCATTATCTCAAACATGTCAAGGATAATATACACAAAATCAGAATAAATAGAGAGGATGACAATGAAACTACTAACTAAACCAATTAAAGACAGACTGATAAAGAATCATTATAAACATAAGACAGCTTGGAATGATGAACACCCTGAGTACGTTGAATTTAAAGCTGTTGTCAAACTGTTTAATCCATATGGTGCTGGCGATTGGTACTTATCTGAAATGGATCCAGATACTGGCAGATGCTTTGGACTATGTATGATACATGAACCAGAACTAGGATATGTAATGCTTCATGAACTTGAATCTTTAGATTGTGGATTAGGTGGCGTTGAACGTGATATCTATTTTGAATCAAACAAACATACGCTTGATGAGTGTAGAGAGTTTGTTAATACAAAATATGGATTGGCATCATGAACAATATGTATGTGTATAGATTGTGTCTATCACGTAAACGCATGAGAAGATTAATTGCAGGTCAAGTAGGAGGGCTTGACCTTGTAACGTATGGCATTTACTACAAAAAGTATTTAGGAGAATCAATTGTTTATAACACAAGGCATTAAATTAATAAGGAGTAACACTATGGAACTAGCATTATTACGTGGTGAGGGTATCATCACAGCAGACCAACGCTATGCACTAACTGAGTTTCTATTATTTCATAGAGATAATAAAGATGTATGGCGTTTCATTGTTGAATATGCTGATGAGGCACGACAAAAGAAAAGACATAGATATTCTATTGAGGATATTATATCTGTCATTCGTTGGCATACTGACAAACAAACTAGATCAACAGACGGATTTAAGATTAACAATAATCATAAACCATTTTATGCCAGATGTTACATGGCTTATCGTGAGTGTGAGGGATTCTTTGCAACACGTGATAGCAAAGCAGATAACATTTGTTATAGAACGTTGGTTGAAATGTATTTTAAATAACTGTCAGTCTGAGGAGTAAAGTACTATTACTCAGCATGTATGAGGTAGATAGGTTGCATGGCTGTTACCTATCTATCCTTAATGAATTATGTAGATAGGTTGCTGGTAAGTTGAACATAGACGAGACTTATCTACTTGGATAACGACAGAGGCTTACCCAGTCGTTATCCTTAATGAGTCTATACATGGTGTATAGATATAATCGTGCCTGTTTATTATGGTTTGAGATGGACAGGCACAACTTTAGGAGGTAGACAATGGGTAGTGTGAAAGAATTGCTTACTGATGCACATGATCCAGTAATTGGGAAAGATGTAAACTTACTTAATGAAACAGATGCTGGATTACAAATGACTGAGCATCAATGTAATGCAACTATGCTGGCTTATGCAGTTATAAGAAATGACCTACGTAATAAAATTAATGATGTAGAAAGTTTTTTACAACTCGTCAAGAAAGCTAGACAACTTAAAGAAAATGAAGACAATTAGAATTGTTTACATTATATGGCGAGGTATCAACATGCGGTGTACTCTTACACAGGTCAAGTCGATACCTCAGTCTGAGATTGATGTAGATATACGAGCAGTTGATTGGAGTGATTCAGGCATTGAGTTTTGTGGATGTATTGTTCACGATAATTTGCCTGATGTAATCAAGGCAACAATACCCTCTAATAAAACTACATTGTCATACATAAATGTGCCATTAAATCATGTCAATCACTACTATGGACACAAGAAAGTAATGCGTGAAGAATGGCAAGATGTATTGTTGGAGCTTGTAAATGAAACTGCTTGTTCTAACATAGAACAACATACATTATTTTAAGGAGTAGCAATGAAGAACAAACCTATTACAGAGGACTGGATACCCTCAGAACAAACAACATTGGACATGCTATCCGAGTGTCCAGGACTAGACATACATTATGAAACACGACAATTCAGAGATTGGTTCCTCTCTACTGGAAGAGTATACGCAAGTTGGGATGCACGTTTCAGGATCTGGTGCAGAGAAAACTATCGCAAGAACAACAGAAGAACAGGACATTCTGCAACGTCTACCAATGATGTTCAGGACAGACAGTCATCTCTTACTAGAGTTGCGAAAGCAAGAGATTCAAAATCAGATGGGGAAGTCAAGCGACTTTCAGTTATCAAAGGGGATTGATAGCGCAGGACTAGATGTAATTAAGAATGACCGAAAGGTTATGATGCCATGTAATCGTATGGATATTGCATCAGCACTAGAGGTTATATCATCAACGTTCCAGATATCAGTACCCAATGATGTAGGATTGAACGTGTACTTTGAAGCACTAGAAGTATATCCAACGTTTGTGCTACAAGAATGTACTAGGAGTATATGTCATGAGTACAAATATCCACGACTACCACTACCAGTAGAGTTTGTTAATCGTTGCGATCCATTGTATCTGGAACATAAAGAATGGTTAATGAGTGTTATCAATTCAATGATAGCGTTAGAAAAATTTAAAGAATCAGGAGGTATAAAACCAAGCAAGTATTTAATAGATTATTATAAAGAAAAGTAGTACAATAGTTAAACAATGGGAGTACAATATGGATAGAACTAAAGGGCTAGGTGGCTCAGATGCAAGGCGTGTCTGGACTGGAGACTGGCATAACCTATGGCTTGAAAAGACAGGCAAGGTTGAACAAAAAGATTTGTCAGACATTATACCTGTCAACATTGGAATCATAACAGAACAATATAATATTGAGTTAGCTGAAAAAGAACTTGATATAAATATTGATAGAAGTATTGAACTAGAACAATACAAACACATGACATCCAATGTAGATGGCTTAACGTATGACAAAGATAAAAATGCTACTGTCATAGAATGTAAACACACACATCAAGACAACGACATGATGTATGTTGCTCAGTATTATTATGCTCAGTTACATCACTACATGACACATCTCAAGTATCTAAATATGGGAACAGACCACTGTTATTTGTCTGTCATATTTGGTAACAACAAACATGAAACAGGTCTTATAGATTATGATCCTGAGTTTGCTGATGAGTTGTTGAAACGTGAATCCGCATTCTGGAAATATGTAGAAACAAATAAAGAACCATCTGGCTTTGATGGTTTGATTGATGTATCACCTAAAGTAATACCAATTGATGGTATGACACCACGTGATATGTCAGACAATAGCGAGTTTGTTGACAATGCAAACACTTATTTAGAAACAAAGAGTGTTGTAGATACACACAATCAAGCAAAAGCCAAGCTTAAATCTCTTGTTCCAGATGATTGTAACCATGCCTATACAGGTACTATATCAATCAAACGTAACAAGAATAATCAACTTAGAATATTGGGAGTAAACAATGACTAAAAGTAAGGAGTGTACACTAGATGACCACACTACTCAAGTAATCAATTGCATGAGTAGGGTAGCAGACTTACATGAAAGAGATGCTATCGGTACTAAAGGTGGTAAAACTTATACCGAAGTAAAGCATAGAGTTACTGCATTCAGAGAATCGTTTGGTTATACCTATGGTATAGACACAAACATAGTATCTGAGTTATGTAACGACAAACAAGTAGCAGTTAAATGTACTATTACAGAAGTATCAACTGGTAACGTTGTTGGATCTGGACTAGCCTTTGAATGTATTGGTAAAGGTCCAGTCAATCAAACATCAGCACTAGAAAATTGTGATACATCTGCAATAGGTAGAGCATTAGCATCTATGGGATTAGGTGGTAGTGAATACGCATCTTTGTTTGAAATGAATAACTTAGGAAACAAAGCAAAAGGTAAATTTGAAAGTGAATTTCCTGGTGGCTTTGATGAATACAAAAAGAAACTATGTGATTCAAATGACAAAGAATTCAAGGAGATGATAGATAAAGGTAAGCTTACATTACTTAAAGAAATATTTGATGATGCACAATTATCTAAAATCAAAGTAATAATTAACGAAAGATTGGAGACAATGAATGGCTAATACAAAATGTGAAGTGTCACTTATAGGTAGACTAGGACAAGATGCAGAGATTAAAACGCTACCAAGTGGTAAGATGTTTCTGTCATTCTCTGTGGCTACTGATACTTATGATAGCGAAACAAAATCAACAGTACCCATGTGGCATAGCTGTGCTTTATGGTCGCAAAGAGATGGAGATACCAGAAGAATAGATGGACTAGCACCTTACATGACTAAAGGTAAGCAAGTATCTGTTGATGGATCACTCAAGTATAACGTCTACACAAATCGTGATGGTGTTGAAGTTAAAGCAATCAACATTAATGCACGTGAGATTGTGTTACTTGGAAATAAAGATGATGATGTAACTGACAATGTAACATCATTGCCTACTAGAAATGATGGCATACCATCTGATGATGACATCCCATTCTAATGACTAAGTTACAACATGATGTATATGCGTATGTTAGGAAGTACATAGAGTTAAATCATGTAAGTCCTACATACGCAGAGATAACAAAGAACATAAGATTAACTAGTCGTAGTCATGCGTACAAGATAGTAGGAAGATTAGTTGATTTAGGATATCTCGATAAAAATAAAAAGGCAGAGGAAAGAAACTTGTCATTGCCAGCCGAAAGATAATGAACAAGAAAGCAGAAATGCAAAAGCTTTACGAAAGCCAGAAGAAATTTGGGTGTGTTGTATGCCGAAAGTTCAACATACCCAAAAGTTCATGGACGCAAAATCACATAGAGATTCACCACTTACGTAAAGGTATGGGTATGGGGCAGAAAAATATCAAATGCATTCCGCTATGTGTACACCACCATAGAGAAAATAAACATGGGTTTCATGGTCTTGGTAGAAAAGCATTTGAGAAACAGTATTGTTCTGAGCAAGAGTTATTAGAATTCTGGGAGAATACTATAGGGATGTGTGTAAACTGGGATTTTTGGGGCAAATAAGCTCGTTATATGGGCTATTGCGACAGAGGGTTCCTGCTTTTACTCTGCAATTGCTCGATATCTTTCTTGATCGCTATAATTTCTTTCTCGATTGGCTTAGTATCTACTGTCTTAGATTCTAATACTTCAACCCTTTCAATCAGCTGACCTTGAAATACGAACAATGATGCTATCGTAATTACTAGACCAACGCCTGTAGCTATTGTCTTGATGTCCATAATCTATCCTCGTAAGTTTGACCAGAGTATATTTCTCTGATGTCCACATATGTTGTGTTTGTATAATAACTTATATCTATGTCATTGAGTATTGGTTGCTCAAATATTTTTTGATTAACATTACCGTATGACTGTATCTTTTTGTTTTGCATTTGCTTAGCAACGATGTTAGATGTTACAACTAATCTTCTATCAACGTCAGCTA